GATTATCGAGTATGTTCTCGAAGATAGGAAATTATTTTTGGCACAAGCACGTCAATTTACTAAGGAGGAGAAGATAATGGCTATACCTAAAGGGCAGAATAAGAAGAGCTTAATAAATAAGTCTAAAGATAAGGTAGTAAAGGTTGCCAGTGGTGGCCAAGGAATAAAAGAGTTGACGGATTTGTTTGCAAAATCGATGTTTGTTATGGGCGAGGGTTGGAACTCACCAGAAGGAAGCTCTGCCGAACAAGGTATGTATCACACTGGAAGAAGTGACGCATTAAAGTATGGTAAACTCTTACGTCAAAAGGGTGTTATGGTTAAATTACCACGTTAAATTATTAGGGAGAATACGCAGATGACAAGTTATAAAGATAGTGATGGTAATCCTTATGTCGGTGAAACAATTACTTTACTTGATGGTAGGGTGCTTAGTGGTTCAACTTACACAAGAAACTCTAAAAGACTTTGGATAGATGAAAGACCACCAGAGATTACCCCACCTACGATCGTTGATAGAAAAAAACCAAGTAGGAAAAGATAAATGTTAAGCATTAGGGATCGAATCACACTGCGTAACGTAGTGTATACAGTCCATATGAAGCACATGCCTAAACATTTACTAACACCTTACGAGGCTGACAAGTTAATTGATTCATTCTTACCTGAGACTATAGAAAAGCTAGTTAAAGTGGGGAAGGATAATAGGATTGACGGACTTTAAGTACAAACCTGACGGCCAAATTGTAAAAGAATTTATGAAAGATGACTCTTTCTTTCGTGGAATACGAGGGCCAGTCGGTTCAGGTAAATCCGTAGCGTGTTGCGTTGAAGTTTTTCGTAGAGCCTTACAACAGAAACCTAATGAGAAAGGTATAAGACGTTCTCGTTGGGCAATCATAAGAAACACAAACCCACAGCTTAGAACAACCACTATTAAAACGTGGCTTGATTGGTTTCCTGAAGAAGAATGGGGTAAGTTTATGTGGAGTGTGCCGTACACACACTGGATAAAGCAGGCTGACTTAGAGTTAGAGGTTTTATTTTTAGCGTTAGACAGACCTGAAGATGTTAAGAAGTTACTATCTCTTGAGTTAACTGGTGTGTGGGTGAATGAAGCTAGAGAGATTAGTAAGAGTATTATTGACGCAACAACCATGCGTGTTGGTAGATTTCCTTCCATGAGAGAGGGAGGGCCAACTTGGTCGGGTGTGATCTGTGACACAAATGCTCCTGAAGAAGATCATTGGTGGCCAATCATGTCGGGTGAAGTCCCTATCCCTGACCATATTCATAGAGAACAAGCAAGGATGTTAGTTAAACCTGACAACTGGAAGTTCTATATTCAACCTGAAGGAATGATTGAAACAAAATTTAAAGACGGAATGATTGATGATTACAAAGTTAATCCTAAAGCTGAGAACATAAAGAATATGTTGCCTACTTATTATGATAATCTTATAAGAGGTAAGACTAAGAGTTGGATTGATGTTTATGTTATGAATCGAGTAGGTTCAATCCAAGAAGGAAAGCCAGTATACCCTATGTTTGTAACTGAAAGTCATGTGTCTAAAGAACCAATACCTATTGCTGATGGTGTGCCTTTATATATAGGCATTGACTTTGGCCTTACACCTGCGGCAGTTTTTGGGCAGAAAGTTCGTGGTCGATGGCTAATACAGATGGAACTTGTGTCTGTTGACATGGGTATTGTTAGGTTTGCTGAGCTAATACGGCAAGAAATTGCGACTCGTTTTGCTCACTTAGAAATAAAAATCTATGGTGACCCAGCAGGAGACTTCAGAGCACAGACTGATGAGTCTACTCCATTTCAAATTATGCGTGGTGCAGGGTTGACTGCACATCCTGCTCCAAGTAACTCTGTTGATTTAAGGTTAGAGTCTGTATCGTCTACCTTAAACAAAATGGTTGAAGGTAAGTAAGGGTTTTTAGCTGACAAGCGTTGTGTTAGTTTAATTAAAGGGTTTGAAAGTGGTTATTCATACAGAAGAATGCAGGTATCAGGTGAAAGATTTGATGATAAGCCTGATAAAAATATGTACTCTCATGTTCATGATGCACTTCAGTATCTATTGTTAGGTGCAGGAGAGGGACGTGCATTAATAAGAGGGCAAAAACCACTGCAATCTTTTAATGGCAGGAAAGATTTTGACGTATTTAATAGGCAACCATTACCAAGGAAACGTAAATCTCTTTGGTCAAGGCTATAATTGTGCGTTGCTTAATTAATCATAGTGTGTATTGATTGGCGTAATAAATTTATTAAAGGAGATTAATATGTGCATAGGCGGATCATCACCAAAGCCACCACCACCAGACCCTGCTGTTGAAGTTGCTCAAGCAGAAGCTAGAGATGATGCACAAACTGTGCGTTCTGATCGCAAAGAAGAAGTCTTAGAAAAAAATGTAAGACGTGCGAGAGGTGGAGGTGGAAGAAGGTCTTTACTTACTGGCAATTCAGGTGGAATGGGTTATTACAACGAGTATATGTAGATGTTGAATTATAATGAAGAGTCAACTCCAGTCGTTCAAAATGATACTAAACAAATTGCAGAAAAATATTTGCGTATGTATCAAACGGCTAAGCAACATAGGGAAAACTTTGTTCCTTTATTTGAAGAATGCTATCAATACGCTTTGCCAATGCGTGAAAGCTTTTATTCAGAAAGCGTTGGGCAAAGAAGAGATGATAAAATCTTTGATGAAACGGCCGTGGTCGGTGTTCAAGAGTTTGCGTCGAGATTGCAATCGGGCCTCGTCCCAAACTTTGCACGTTGGGCAGACTTTACGGCAGGAAGTGAAGTTCCTAAAGAAGAACGTGACCAAGTTAACAACGAGCTTGATGAGGTAACGGAGTATGTATTTGAAATTATCCAAAACTCTAACTTTGCTCAAGAAGTACACGAAAGCTTTATGGACTTGGCTGTTGGCACTGGTGTTCTTGTCGTGTCAGAAGGCGATGCAATTCATCCAATTAACTTTAGTGCTATCCCTTTACCTCACATCGTACTTGATACTGGGCCTGATGATTATATTGACCATGTGTATAGGGAGCGTCCTTGTAGGAATTCAGATATTCCTATCATGTATCCAAAAGCAATTATATCCGATAAGCTACAAAGAAAGATCGATACCTCGCCCGAAGAAAGGACGAAAATCCTTGAAGTAGTATGTCGTGATTACACAGTTAAGAACGAAGATCAATTTATGTTCTATGCTATTGATCCAAATTTAAAAGAAATTATTAAACAAGAAGTCTACAATGGGGTAGGTTCAAACCCATTTGTATGTTTTCGTTGGTCTAAGTGCTCGGGCGAAGTTTATGGGCGAGGCCCTTTAATGAATGCCCTTAGTGCAATTAAGACCACCAACCTCACTATAGAATTAATACTAGAGAATGCACAAATGGCAATCTCAGGTATATATCAAATGGATGATGATGGTGTTATTAACCCTGATACAATTAACTTAGTTCCCGGGACTGTGATTCCTAAAGCTCCTAACTCTAAAGGACTACAACCAGTTCAAGCCGCAGGAAGTTTTGATGTGGCTAGTCTTGTTTTAAATGACATGCGATTAAATATTAAACGTGCATTATATAATGACATGCTAGGCAATCCTGATAAGACTCCTGCTTCTGCAACAGAAGTTGCTGAACGTATGGCTGACTTATCAAGAAGAGTAGGCTCTGCATTTGGTAGATTGCAGGCTGAACTAGTGCAACCAGTGTTGCAAAGAGTTGTTTATATATTGAAGAAACAAGGCAGAATAGAAATGCCAACTATTAACGGGCGAGAAGTAAAAGTGCGAAGCGTTTCTCCCTTGGCACAAGCACAATCTAACCAAGATATCTCGTCCGTTGCTCGGTTCTTAGAGATGGTTCAGACTAGATTTGGCCCTGAAATTATGAATATACTTATTAACTCAGAAGAAACTGCGGCTTATTTAGCTAAGAAGTTTGGTGTTCCTGATCTACTTATTAGAGATATACAAGAAAGAAAACAACTTGTTCAAATGGCACAAGAGTATGCACAGCAACAACAACAGCAACAACAACAACAAGCTATGCAAGGTCAGACTCAGAATATGGAAGGGATAGCTCCACAGAATGAACAACCACAACAACAATAAACCATTCATAAGCATTGATGGAATGCAACGCAGTCGTGAAAGCGATTATGAAATAAGTAAAAACATTGCACATCTGTTTACAACAGACACTGGAAAAGAAGTTTTAAAGTATCTACGTTCTATAACAATAGAACTAGTTCATGGTGCTAACGTAACAAACGAGGAGTTACGCCATGTAGAAGGTCAACGATACTTAGTTGGCTTACTTGAATCTCGTATAACACATGCACATAAGGTAAAAAACAATGAGTGAAGAAACACAAGTTGCAACCGATGGTGCTGAACCAACAGAAGAAACTCAAGGAAGTCTTATACAGACTCAAGAAGTTTCGGTTGAGCGTCCAACATGGTTGCCTGAAAAATTTAAAAGTGCTGAAGATTTAGCTACAGCTTACAATAGTTTGGAAACAAAACTAGGCACAACAAAAGATGAAGCTGTTAAAGCGTATCAAGAAAGTTTAGATAAGGAAGCGTTTGCAAATAGACCTGCGACAGCAGGAGATTATGCAATACCTGAAGCTCTTGATGTAACTAAAGTAGGCGATAACCCTATGCTTAACTGGTGGGCAGAACATTCTTTTGCTAATGGGTTTAGTCAAGATGAGTTTAATGAAGGCATTAAATTATACATTGACCAAAATGGTGAAGCAGATACTGGGCCAAACATAGAAGAAGAAACTAAAAGATTAGGTGACAATGCAACGGCTCGTATTGAAACTGTTGATTTGTTTGCTAATAGATTCTTTCCTGAAAAATCTATGCCTGCAATTGAACGCATGTGTGAAACTGCTGATGGTATAATTGCAATGGAACACATCATGGATAATTTAAAAGAAGCTAGACCTATGACTGGAACATCTGTAACTGCAAAGCTTGATGAAGCGTCATTGCAAACTATGATGTTAGATGAGCGTTATCATAACCCTGCAAAAAGAGACAAATCTTTTGTTCAATCTGTAGAAAATGGTTTCAAGCAGTTATATGGTGGACGT